CCAGTTCCGTATCGTCTGGGGTTTTACGCCCAAATACTCTGCAACATCCTTTACAGGAATATCCAACCGCAGACAGATCTTGCCTAACTTGACGCCAATCAGAAAAGGATTGGCGTCGTTAATAGCCTGAACTACCAAGATTGAATAGTTCTTAGACGGCATTAGCCATCCCAGTCCGAAAGGATCTTAGAAAGATCGGCCTTATCCGTAGGCTCTTCCTTCTTTGCAACTCGCTTGACGGGCTCATCCGCTGAGGCTTCTTGCGCAACAGAAGGAGCAGCTTCCGGCTTAGCTGCCGGGAGCGCCTTAGTCTTGACGCCATCAGTCTCTGCTACAGTCATAGTAATGGCCCGCTTCGCAGCTTCCGATGCACCCTGCTTGATAGCCATCTCGTGCTGAGCGTTGTTGAGGAACCCAACAGCTTTGAACACAATCTTGGGGGTGGCGCTTTCAGTATCGAAGCGCATCTCCGTTACAACTGCGGAGATAGGTACGCCCTTAGAACCGAGCAGCTTTGCGTATGACTGTAGCGGCCACTTGCCAACCGTGCCCTCACCGAAGATCGACGTAGCAGGCAGCGTAAGCTGCAGCACATCACCGTTGATATCGTTAGCCAGAACGACAGCTAGACGCTGGCTGAACCGGCAAGCACGACTACCATTCATACCCGAACCGGGGGCATTCATCGGGCAATCCACACAGCGCTTAGCTTGCGGGGCGACCGACTTCGCATCCGGAACATCACCGTCAGCGGACCAGCAGCTTGGTGCCAGTACTTCACCACCTTCCTGATACTGCTGTGCGTAGTACGAACGGCTGACCTTTGGGGCCGCCGCGACAACCACCACGTTCATGTGGCGGTCTTCGTTCTTGGCAACTTCTTTGCCATTGACGAGCATGCGCCATACGCCGCCCTTAATGGAGATGCGCTTTGTTGAAGAGCCAGATCCACCACCCATCAATGCTTTGGTGGTGCTATCCAGTTCCCCAGTACGAAGATAATCGGGAAGTGCCGAATCAAGAATTGCGAGATCGTTACTCATTTTACGCTCCTAGCGTTTAACAATTACTACCGTTTGCTCAACATTCGCCTGTAAACCCGGCGGGTGAAGGTTAGGATTCTCTTCAAGAAACTGTGCCATATTGGCGTTGTGAATCCTATGTTGGACCAAAGAAAAGGCGTCGGTCTCTTTCAGAAACCTAAAGAACGAATCCCAATCACTGGTCCAGTAGTGCTTAGTATTTCGTAGGGAGACCGTACCGTTTGCCGTACGGATAGAAGACGCTCCCTGCTGTGAGCAAATGTCTCGCAGCCTGTCGGCCACTGCATCCAGTTGCTCTTTTAGTTCCTCATCTTTCTTAGCCAGCTCTCGGCGGGCTTCTCTTATTTTAACGTAAACAGCCGCCAATTTCTCGGCGTTCATCGTGTCATCAACTACAGTCGCACTCATGTATTTCTCCTTATGGGCCTGTAAAATTACCCTATTCCTGTACCCTGAGTCAATAGGTTCCTGTCGCTACCCCCCTATAAAGATCAATGAGTTTTGTGTGGATATCTAGCTTCTCAGATAACATTTTGTATATATGCTTCTCGACTGGGCTACCCTGCAAATGCACAACCGTGCAGGGATGGTGTTGACCGGCACGATGCACTCGGGCGTTAGCCTGCAGGTAAGTCTCAATCGACGTTATCGGACCCCACCAGACAACCACGTTAGCTGCATGGAGCGTCACGCCGTGCGCAGCAGCTTGTGGCTGGATAACCAATACCGTAGGGGTTGCGCTTTCCTGAAACTTCTTGAATATCGCTGCCCGCTTGGCGGCGGGCACCTCTCCGTTGATAACCTCTGCGCTTATACCCTGTGCTTTCAATTCTTCTGCAATGATTTCAATAGCATGGCGATAAGGTGCGAAGATAATCACCTTCTGGCTAGCTTCCTCAACCACCTCTAACAATACAGACATTCGATTCTTTGCATCAAATGCAATGATCTCACCACTATCCGAGTAGACCGCACCGCACGATAGCTGCAACAGTTTGTTTAGCGTTGCCGCTGCGTTGACTGCGGTTATCTCTTCCCCGGCTGCGATGGTCATCATCTCTTTGCGAAGGTCTGCGTAGTACCGCTCCTGCTGAGAAGTGAGGGGCACATCACGCATGACATACGTCATCTCAGGCAGATCCAGACATTCATCTTTTGTGAACCGGATGGCTGGCTGCAATGCGTTGTGCACGATCCTTTGCGCTTGGGGGCGCGGAACCCAGCGGAATCTAGACACCTTTGTGAGAACCTGATCTCTGAACGAACCAAAGAACTTCGGTACCCCGTTCGGGTTGATGACCTTTGCAATACCGTAGGCATCAGTAGGGGACTGTGCTGCCGGGGTACCCGTCATCATCCACACCCAAGTAGCGGGGTTGAGTATGTGGTTTAGAACCTTCCACCGTTTCGTACCCACATTCTTATATGCGTTGCACTCGTCGATGATTACGAGATCGAAGCCGCCTTTCGCTACCGCATCCTTCACGATGTCCAATCCATCGAAGTTGCAGATCACGAACTCCGCCGCGCTCTGCACTGCCTTTATGCGTTTCTCTTTGGAGTAGCTGTGGGCGATAGCACAAGATCTGTGGGTGGCGAATCTAAATAGATCGTTCTCCCACGCTGATTGCATAATCGACAACGGGCACAAGACTAATACCCTACGGATACGCCCCTGCGTCATCAGGTAGTCGGCAGCCCATATGGCAGATGCCGTCTTGCCGGTGCCCTGCTCGTTGAAGCAGAACGCCCGCCTGTTGAGCGTCAAGAACGCCGCCGTGTCACGTTGGTGCTGAAACGGTGTGAGCAACCCCGGCCAGTTGTAGTGCCGGGTTATGGGAGACGGCACCTTGCCGACAATCCTGTTCAATACTTGGGCTTCATCCAGCCCCCATTTCACTAGCACTTCGTGGTCATTCAACTGCTTTGAGTTACGGATCGCCGCAGTAATACGCTGCGGCTCCCGCACCTTCAACAGTAACGCCTTGTTGTCGATTATCTGCACTGTAGTTCCAATGTAATCAAGCTGGCTTGCGATCTTTCTGGCGCTTGTATGAGCGGTTAGCGTGGACGCTCTTGACTCGCAGGTTGCTCTTGCCTGCTGAACCGCCCTTGCTCAGCGGCACCTTGTGGTCAACATCTTTACCGTCACCCTTATGGGCGCGGCCTTCCTTTACCATCTCGGCCCGTGCTGCGTTACGCTTGGCGCGGTTCTTGATCTGCTCGGGCTTACCTTGGTAGGTAGCGTACTCGTGCTTGTAGTCTCGTGCTTTAGCCATTTTCAATCTCCTTATGAATCTTTCCGTAGTCTGAAATGTTGTAGTGAATCTTCGCGTCGTCCATGCAGATGTATGCGTTTTTGCGCATCACCCGTCCACCGTTAAACGATCCCTGCGTTTCAGTTATCGCAACTCGTCTTTTAACTTTGCTGAAATCAATAGTCAGCAGTGTATCTTCGTCTACCAAATATAAAAAGCCCAGAAACTTCACGCATAGCATGTTCGCTATGTCTAGCCCTTTCTGAATCTTAGCCTCTGTAACAAGCCACTCGTTAGAAAAAGCATTCTTCAACACACCCAAACTCAGGTTGTACCGGCACTTGGTTTCGACAACTGCGAGTAGCTCACCGTTCTTTACAAGTATCGCATCAACACATGCTGGTTTATCTTTAGGCGTTTGGATATACCGCATGCCCTTTAGCTCTACGAACATAGCTACTAACTGCTCGTCCTCAAGCGCTTTCTGCCCCTGCGGAGTATTGATGTCAAGACCCATACGGACTTGCTCCGTTGTGCACACAGTCCTTCACGGGGCACCACTTCCTGCACGTAAAGTTCGGGCGCGGGTTCCACATGTCTACCTCAAACGCCTTCTCTAATTGTGCTGTGTTGGTCAGCCATCGCTGCCAGTACACGTCGCTGCTGTCGGTGTTGTACTCGTCCTTCACGAAGTCATTCGCCACGAAGAACAGCAACCCACCCTTTACCCGCTTGACCTGCGGGAAATGCTTGAAGATAGCCAGCGACAAGATCTCTAACTGCTTCGTGTCAGCATGCTTGGATGACTTGCCAGTCTTGTAATCGACCAGCTTGGCCGAATCCTCATGCAGCACGATCAAGTCCGCGATGCCCCGCCACCATACGTTCTTGGCGAAGAACGTACACGGCTCCAGATTGCGAGTGAGCCCCATTCTGTACTCACAAAGATGTTGACCTTTGTACGCCTTCAGCTTCTGCATCACCGGCTCAATGAACTTGAACTTCTCAGGGATGGTAGTGCCGTCCTTGATGTAGTCCTCTGCTGCTTTGTGTACATCCAGTCCGTAAGTCAGATGCTCACTGAGCGGTTCCTTAACATCCTTCTTTACCTTCAGGCGGTAGTATTTGTGCGGGCACTGTTGGAAAAGTTCCAACGACGAGTAAGACCAACTGTAGTTAGTAGACATCAGCAGTCTCCGTAGCTCTTACCAACACCCGACTCGCAGTTAAGTGGCAGCGTAGCTGCCCACTCCGGCCTCCACCGCATGCACTCTTCTACGTATTGCTGTGCCGCTTCAGCCTCAGCTTCGGGCGCTATACAAGCAACGGCGTCATGCACTGTGAGTACAACTTTGTACCTCTTGGCAATCCGCATCATCTGCTCGGCGATCACGCACCGCGCAACAGCTTGGCAGATGTTCTCAACTACCTTACCGCCGTATATCTTTGTAGGCCCACTGCGTGTGCGGTAGCTGTACTCCGTTCCACCTTCGGGCTTATCAGTTTTCTGCAGCCCTTCGTAGCGCTGCCATAGCCCGCTGGGTAGTAGGAAACCACGCTCACGTGGATCGAACTTAACTACATCTCCAGTACCCAACTCACACGCGTTGTTTGTCAGTATGGCTGATAGGCACCGCTGCGCCTGCTTCCACAACTCGGGGATCGCAGGGTACGACTGGCGATACACCGTAATGATTCGCTGACACTCATCTAACGGAATGTCTACACCGAATGTCTTTAGCTGTGCTTGGAACTTTGCGGCACCCATGCCGTACCCAGCACCCAAGATTGTCGTTTTGCCTACAAACCTTTCATCCTTTGTAACTTCGCTTTCAGGCTTACCGTAGATAGCTGATGCCATGATCTTGTATACGTCTTGCCCTTTGTCGAACGCATCTACTAGATCTTTTTGTCCAGCTAGCCACGCCACCGTACGCGCTTCAATCTGCGATGAGTCGCAATCAATAATCACGTATCCCGGCGGGGCTTCGATAGACTTCTTCAGCTTGCCTGCGTTTGCTCCGCGTGATGGTAGGTTCTGCAGATTGATTGAGTCTGAGCCGCCCCATCTTCCGGTGTGCGCTGCGTAATACTTGATCGGTACGGGTAGCGAGCCCCGCAATGCGATATCTATAAACCGTTGGGTACGTGTCTCTTCAAGCGTAGTCTTAACTCCGAGCCTAGCACCAACCAATGTTTGTACCCGTGGGTCTGGGTGGCTCAGTAACTCTTTGAATGCTTCATCGGTCTTGGCAAACGCCCATGCTTCTTTACCCGTACGGGTGCTAATCTTGCGTGGCGGGTCAACCTTCAGTTGCTTCAGTAACTCGGCGAACTTGTCGTTGCTCATGAGCGTGTCGCGGTCAGATGCAGCGGCTTCAAGCAGCGCTGCCTTCTTCTCCTTCACCGACTCAAGATGCGTTTCCAGCAGGGGCAGATTCAACTCAAGCGTAGGTTCAATGAACATACGCAAAGTAATATCTATGACCTTGAGTTCCTTCTTGGGGAAGATCTCGGACATGCACATGAACAGCGACCGTGTTAGCACCACGTCGTTGCTGCAATACTCCCCGTATCTTGCAAGTTGTTCTGGTGTGAAATCAGAGCGGCGCTTACCCAAAGCGTGCTCTACTTCCGATCCCTTGACTCCGATTGAGTACCGCTCAGCCAATGCT